CTTCTGCAAATTTAGTTTTTAAATCTTCTAAATGATAAAGGTATTCGCTATCAGCAGAATGTACAGCACCAGTCATTAATTTACCGTTTGCATCCTTATGTGTTGGTCCAGTCCATAACGTGCCATCTTCCGTATAATGATCAACACCAACTGCAAAATTATTAGATGACATCATTAAATCTGTTTGCGTTTTAGTAGTAGTTTTTATAAGACCTCCACCAAGTCCAACAAGATTACGTATTTCCTCAACACTCATAGATTCTAATACCTTATTCGCTACCAATGGGCTTAATGAATTGATAGAATTTATTAATGTTTTAGTTTCAATATTAGTATTTTCTTTATTTATTATTCCTAGTTTTTCTTTAACAAAATCAATAGGCATTGCTTGTGCTATTAAAGCATCGGGAATACCAAATCCGATGGCAGTAGTTTGTTCTAAATATAATTTTCCTGCTATGCCTTTTAATTTATAAAATTTGTTAAATACTTTAGCTAGTATCCTTTGTCTTTTACTTACGTAAGTATTTTGAAATAGTTCGTAAGCTTCTGCAATCTCTGTCCTACCGCCTAACTGCCCCTCTGTCTTAACTCCGAATAAAATAGGTGAGCATACTTTATGACCTACAAATATCTCTTGTCTTACATCTTTTTTTAATTCAATGTATCGTTTATCTAAATCATTCCCACTTAAAGAAACAACATCGCTTCCCCTATCTTTGCCATCTGAAAAATTAACAATGATACCACCTGCCCGATCACTTCCCATGAACTTAGACTTAATCATTCGTTCTATTTCTTTTTTCTTTGGTTCGTCAGGAATACCATTATAAAAGTTCAAAATAGTTCCTGCCGAAAATCCAGTCTTTATCTCTGATAGATTATAATTAGAACATTCTAAATCCGTTTCCATTGCCTGTGTACTGCCTATGTATTCAGGCATGGAATAAACGTTAGGGTCTTTACCCTTGCGTGGTGCTGTTATTTGAAACACAAATATTGATGAACCTTTTTTTACATTTACATCAAATGGTAAATACTCCTTTAGACCTGTCTTTTCTTCGCTTTGCGCCACTATTGACCAGTCTTTACTGTAATAGTATTTAGTTTGTGATTCGTTTGTTCTAATCTTATTAAATGGAATGTGAAATAAATCAAAATCAGTTCCTAACTTATTCCAAATAACCTCTAGTGCAAATCCGTTAAATATTTCAAAATCTAAAAACACTGCATCGCTAAGTTCATCAAGTGATTCGTAAGGATTAATTGAACTAATAAAATCATTTGCAATAGCTGTATTAACCATAGTCATTCCAGCTTTATTGACGTGCCAACCATTGCCTAAAATATAATTTACCTTACCAGTAATGATGGCATTGTTCGTGGAAGAACGCATAAATAGGTCAATCAAATAGTCCGGATAATCATTTAATTCGCCCCAGTATACCCAATCCTTTGAACGAACTTGCTTAAATTCAGGAATCTTTTGATTCTCAAATTTAACGAACATCAATCCATGCTCCTTATGTGCTTCCTGTTCCATAGCCTTTGTATTTTCTTGTTGTCGGGTTATATACTGTGTATGTTGTATCCGTTCCCATTACTTTTATTTTACCATTTTCAACCATTGCTCCTGTTGCGGATTCCAATAAATTACTCGTAGAAGCTTGTTCAAATATTTGATACTTCCAGTAGCCAGTAGGATTCAAATTGATTACACCACTAGAAGCATTTATAGTTCCGCTAGTTTCAGTAATTAAAAATTTATCATATCTATCTTTGTAACTAGATAGATTAGCTGATAAAAATAGCACTGATTCCCTCGTTAAATCGTTTGTAAGCTTAAATAAAAATGTCGGTGATGCTATCGTTACCTTTTCAGTTAGCGTTAGTATTAGCGTGTTATTTGAGTTTTTATTTATTACTAGCATCTTAAATTAATATAGCAAAATGTCTAATTTTTTCCTTTTAAAAAAAAAGGCTCAACAAATTAATGTTAAGCCCTTTCCCCCTTAAACTTAAAGTCTTATGCTGTTATCTGCAATGTTGCGTAAATAGCGTCACTTATAGTATTTGCAGGTACTGGTTCTTTAGCTGTGAAAGTTAATGTGTAACCATTCATATCTCCCAAAGCCTTACCACTAGTGCCTTCATTACCTGTTAAGTCTGCGCCATTTACTTGCCCCATACAATGATTAATTCCGTTAGCATCTTTTACAATTATAATTAATCTGTTGTAAGCCAATGTTAATAGGTTGTTCCTGTGTGATGCACTCATTTTCTTTATTGTAAAAGTCAATGTCTGCTCTGAATGTGTTGTACCATTTTCAACTGAAACCATTACAGAATCAGTGAATGTAGCATTTTCTTTATCTAATTCGTACTTAAATAATCTCTTACCACTAGAGCAGGTCATTGCGGAAATCACACCACTAGAAGCTGTTATATTAGCTTGTGGAACATTTCCATATTCGCCTATCAATAAGGATAGCCCTAAGCCACCTACTGAATCTCTACAATCTATTGAATCTCCTTGAACTATATTACAAGCCATTGTTTTATTGTATTAAAAGTTTATAAATAAATGGGGGATATTATCCCCCACTTTTACTATGTGTTTTTGTAAGTTACAACCTCAGTTGTATAGGCAACTTGATAGCCTACTTTCCACTTAATTGACATTTTTATATTAGCGTCATCTTGAGAATACCACGTCTTAGCTTCCTCAAATTCACTTATCAAATCTGTTCCTACGAACATATTTGCAGGATAAGTACAAACGATTCTTTGACCATAAGATGCTTTAGAACCACTTATAACATTCAATCCATGAACCGCAACTATTTTCAATCCGCTTCCTGGTAGTGTAATAGTTCCTGTATTAGCTGCATCCCCTGCTGTGTAATTAAATGCGTTTAAATCTTTTAATGCAATAATTAACAATCTAAATGTATCCCATCCGCAAAATGCTACTAACTCTTTTCCTGGTGCATTTAGTAATTCCGCAGGGATTTTTTTGTAAACATCATCGAAAATTGAAACAACATTCGCTGCTGTAAGTGCTGCTGTTGCTGTTGCTAAGATTGGTGAACCTGCATCAATTTTTTTCAACCATCCATCAACTTGCTTTAAGTCTTGAACACCTAAAGTTGTATCCCCCTGCCATGTGTACTTCTCAGCACTTGCATTTAAGTTAGCCATTACATTGTCCATAATTAACTGCTCAAATGGCATTGTATCATAGTTAGAACCAGGAACTAATTTTGTTGATGTATATTTATTCTCCAATGTTTCAGGGCAAAATGTATCATTCCATTTTAAAGGTGATACTTGCAACGTAACATCTGTAAATGTAGATGAACCTGATGCGTTGAATGAACATACCCCACCAACTTGAATCGGAGCAGTGTTTGCGAACAACATCAATTTGTCTGCGTTCTTAATACCAGCTTGAATGCTAATGCCTGGATATTTTAAAGTTGTTGCGCCTAATATAGCCGCTGTGTAAATCTTGTCTGCGTTCTCGCGTACATAAGTGCTGAGAGAACTTACGGTAAAACCTGCCATAAATTTTTTTTTTTAGATTAGTTAATTTCGTTATTTATTTTTTGTAAATCTTCTTTGTATGCTTTCCTAAATTCAGAAACATTAAAAGGTTTTTTTGTTGGCTCTGTTGGTGCTGCGCTAGGCTCATTACCAATTTTTGTCAATAAAGAAAACATTTGTTTTATAGTTTCATTTTGTAATTCTATTTTATTTTCTAATGCTGATAATTCATTATTTTTTTGTGTTGCAAAATTTTCTTTTACAGATAATAAATTTTCAAACATCTTATCAATAACTTCTTTAGAATAATAAGATTCTTTGATAGTGCTTTCAATCATTGATTTTGGTTTATCCTTTTTTTCAGGAGCATCCATAGGTTTAGCAACAGCTTCTACTTCTTCCTCCATAGGCATTACAGAAGTAACAATTCCACCTACTGTTGTGAACATTGTACCATCTTCTAATACATGATCTGCATCAGGTGCTTCTACTGCCCCCTGTTCTGTAATTACAAATACAGCAACACCAATATCTAATTTCTCACCTTCATAGCGTACAATGGTAACACCATCAGCTAATTTAGCATCAACAAATTTTTGAAGCGTAACAAATGCTTCTTTAATTTTCTTTAGACCTTCCAATAATTTTGACTTATCCATTTTGCTATGTATTTTAAATAATATAGTATTTGTTTTTATTATTGCCCTTTTATAATTCTGCTATGTCATCAATCATATCTACAATCTCTTGTTCAATAGATACATCCTGTATTTCCATATCAAACATTCCCTCTACTGAATAGCCTTGAAAAGTACCATCAACAACTGATTTCCATACTTCGTTATTATCTACTTTATATGAACCAAACCAACTGCCCTCTGTTATTCCTGTGAATCCATCGGGAACTTTAATACCTCGCTTTTGATCTATGATAAAACTCTCAAACATATATACACCATCAACCTGCTTAGCAGGATCGTGCATCATGTTCACGTTTGATGTATTCTTTTGTCTAAAAAACTTTTGTGCTATCTTCTCGATTTCAGCAGCAGGAAATACAACATAATATTCATCCCCTTTTTCTCCTATGCGATAGATCGGTAAGTCTGCCACCATCAATGCACCTGTTATAATTCTACGTTTAGCATCAACTTTAAACTTCATTTGTTTACTGAACGCAAACCAGTTGCGTTCTGTCGCAGGAGAATCAACTAACGCAACATAATTAACTGAACTATCCCCATCCTCATTAATGGACATGGTGTATATCGGTAATTTCTTTTTATGCTTCTTCATTTCAATAATATAGTTGTATTTTAAATTAATGCCCTTTTATAGGTGCGATGCCACTTCTAATGAATTAACTCTACGCTGCGATGTACTTATATCTGTTTCAACTACAAATGCCCTTACAGAGCCATTACCGCCTTGTTGATTATTTACTGTCCCATCAGGATTTAATGATGTTGTTCCGCTTGATGGCGCATTAATTGTTGGTGCATCCCCTGTTGATGGTGCTGTTATTGATGGTATTGAACCACCTGAACCTCCACCTGTTCCACTCTCTTGAAACTTTGATGCTGCTATCTTAGCAACATTGGCAGCGGATGTTACTCCAGTAGCTATTAAAGCAGCTATTGCCCCAGGATTAGGAATACCTAATATTGTTAATGGAGAAACTGCTAATGAGTTTTGAACTGCTTGTATTCCACTAACAATAGCAGCGGATAGGGATAGAGCTTTATTTATATTGAATTGCTTCTTAGCCATTTCCAATTCTTCCTTACTTCCTTTCTTTAAATTCCTACTTTTTACAGCGAAGAATATATCTGATAGCCCTTGTAATGATTGATTTGTAGCCTGTGCTAATTTAATATCCTCGTCAAACTTTGCTTGATTTAATTTCTTTGTATCTTCTAAATCTTTTTTCTTTTTTTCCTCTGCTGTTAGTGCATCCTGCGTTCTTAAAGTATTGATGTCATCGTAATACTTAGATTCTATAAGTAGTTGAGCATCTATTTTAGATTGGTAAGCTTCTGCTCCTAAATTAGTTTTAGCGTATTCGCTTTCTATTTCTGCTAAATCTTTTGCTAATTTAATATTCAATACTTCCTGATCATTCGCTGCTAGTCTTATACTTTCATCCTCTTTTAATTTAGCAACCTTTTGCAGTAAGGAAATTGTATTTTCTAATTCTTTAGCATCATTTTCCCTTTGTTCCTGTGCTGCCTTATCGGATAAAGTCTTTAAGAATGCAGCTTGTTTTTTTGCTTCCGCTAAATATTTCTCATCCTCTTGTTTTTTCTTATCTGCATCCTTTTGCCTTTGGTCAGCACTAGCCTTTAGATAATTCAAATCAATTATTTCTAACTTCCTAATTAAATCAACCTTTTCTGATAATTCTTTTGCAGTTAATTTTCCTTGATAACCTGCAACAAAACCTAACTCATCAAACTTATCTTGTACTGCCTTACGTTCTAATTCCCTAACTTCCGTAATACTTTTACCTTGTAATTTAGCGACCTCAATATCATGCTGAAATCCTTTATCATTTAATTTCTGCTTTTCTCTTATTGCATCAATATCCGATTCAATTATTTTTATATGCTCCCTTTCTAAAGCATTCATTCGCAGTTGTACATTAGCTGCCGAATTAGTTGAATCAGTAAATAATTTTATACCAACCACCACCGCTGCTAATCCTGCAATTAATAAGCCTATTGGATTTAAAGCTAATGCTAAATTATAAGCGTATTGCGCAGCAGTTACAAGATACGTTCCTAATGTTGTTGATTTTAATACTTTGGTTAAGGTCGCAAAGCTATCACCCATCGCTATTACACCCTTTATTCCTTCGGTGAATGCCATTACAGCCTGAACCTTTAGAAGTTGTTTCTCTAATTCTTTATTCTCCCCTCCGAATAAAGCCATTGCACCAGTAGCAGCTTGAAATCCTGATGCCACACCGCTTATAACATTGCCAAATGCTTGTACCTTGCCTTCGGGATTGAACGCATTTATCTCAGCATTCAAGTCCCCAATGTCATCTCTAATAGTACCTAATTTCTTAAGCGTAGCAATATACTTCTCTGAGCCTGTTGTTAAGCCATCCAGTTCTTTCTGTGCATCTTTAAATTCTTGCTTTAGTGATTTTAATGATTTTGTACCATCACCAATATCAACGGAAGCTTTATACGCTATATCTATCGCCATTTATTTTAATTATTAATCTGTCCATATACCTTCTTCATAGCAGTAGATGTGTAAGCTATTCCTACTCGCTACCGCATAGCCTACATTAGCCCCTAACAATGTTGTCCCCCTTCTAAATTGTTCGCCTAGTCTAGGGTACACTGTCATACTGTTTGCTCCTACATTCTTAAATGTCTGTTCTGCGTTTAATGTTGCTAATATTGTCTTGATGGAATCAGCAGTAGTAGCCACTGTTTCTATTAGATTAAATTTCTTTGTTGTTTGATACCCATTTGTTTGACCGCCACCTGCATAGGCTGTAATACCTTGTTCTGATTGACTGCCAGTAGGTAAGAACACACCATTTATAATAGCAATATTACTTTCAGTAACAACAACATTATTTGAGTTCAAAACGAATACATCTGTAACACCAGGAAATACAGTTACTCCGCTACTTCCAAATATTCCTACATTGCCCGAACCTGCACCAACATAGTTTCCAGTTCCAAGCACAACACTATTTACAACAGTAGTATCAACAACACTCCCTGTTCCTACAAATGTACCAATCGGACCAACTGTCGCTGTATCAACTAATATCGGTACGTTATCACCTGTATCATAAGCAGGACCAACAACACCTACTGCAACACCTAATTCAGCAACAAATGCTAAAGCTTCTTTTATCTTTATGAACTCGCATTTAGTTAGTTCATTTGATAAGGGATTGTAATCGTAAATCTTATTCAATCGTAGTAAATTGCCATCAACAAAAAACTGATTACGAAAATCTAATAAGTAAATATCTAAAGGTGTTAAATAAAAATAAGCTGTAATTATCTTACTATCCTTATCCGTTATTTCTTCTATATATTTTTTATAAAATTTATTGTACAGATTGTTATTTGTGTAGGCTGTTGTGATGTAATAAATATCTTGCGGAACTCCAAAATTCAAATCAAATGTAGGAAGCAACGGAACATCAACGTGTCCTGCGTATGGGTAGGTAGTTTCGGTTGTTGTTCCTGATACACTTCCTGTATATGTCCACGAATCATTTGTATTTTTTAAATCAAAATAAAGAATCCGCAGGTTACAATTTTTTATATTTGTTAATCCCAATCCATCATTGCCTAGTGTAGATATTTGTGAAATAATTCTATCCGTTGTGCCTATTTTTGTTAATGGTGTAGGAGAAAATATAATATCAATTTCTTTAGTGCTTTTAATAAAATCAGTATCAATATCCTTATTCATTGTGCCATAAGGCTCTAAGAATCCGTTTTTATATTTCTCATTGTAATAGTCTTTATCCTCCTTGTATTTAAAAGTATAGCGTGAAGCATTTAACTCACCCATTGGATCAATATCCATCACTCTGTCAATACTCAATTTGTCAGTCCAATCCTTTGTAACACCTACTGAATAGAAGTCATTACGTGGCTCGATATAAAGTTTATTTGCTATTGTCTTATCCGTTTCAATATACAGATTGAACATTTTAATTATGGAAGTAAAAAAATCTTTTATCTTAATATTACGAGGGATAGCCATCGTACTCATAACAACTGCTTCGCCATCAAAAATTCCATTATTAACAGCATTATTTTCTAAACTACTATCAGCAGTAATGTTCAACACTATCTCTCCCGCCTGACCTAAATAAATTCCTGATATTAAATTTATTGATTGAAAAGTAAATGCACAGCCAATCCTTTGATTTGGACTTAAATAAATTAGAGCTGTTGTAAATGTAGTTGTATATACAGAAGTTGTACCTCCATTTGATATAGATTGTGTTGGTATTGTGTAAGATCCTACTCCTATTGTATGAGAATAATTGTTTGATGAATCATATACGCAGATATTAAAGTATATTATATTCCCAACAGGCAATGTAGATGGTGAAGTTGTCAGCAAACTAAAACTTAAACTAAAATTTATAGAAGCTGTGAATGTATAATACCCCGAATCAGATATTGTGGCAATAAATGTGCTTGTATTAAATTGATTACTAACATCTGATACATCCGTATTTATTTGTATTAAAGTTGGTGTAGTCTGTGCTGTGAAAGCTATAAAATCAGAATTGGCTACCGACACCAATGTTTTTGCTGCGTAGTTAGTATTACGTTTAGCTTTAAAATATCTTGATGTTAATTCTGCTTCCGATAATAATAAAGTTGTTGCATTAAAAGGTATAATCAATCGTTTAAAAAAAGCACTATCAAAAAAAGCAGAACTATAAGTATATCCTGCCAATGTAAACATCGAATCAATATACTGCTTCACATAGACCGCAGGATAGAAATTTTCTACATCAAAAGTTAATCCATTTGAACCATTTGT